TCACACAATACTTGAATATGCTTTACAAGAAATAGATTCTAAAAGATTAGAGTTAGATGAAGTGCTTTTTGGTAACAAAAGAAAACCTTTGACAGGAACTTATAAAGGTGCATCTTTTTCAGAAAACTACACACCATCTACAGATATAGATAAAAACTACAGCACTAGAAGAAAGTATGGTGCTATGGCATCATTCGATGCACCAAATAAAATTATTACAGGACTACAGTTAATGCAAGCTGGAGTTATAGATAAAGAAACTATGCAACAGGAAATGGATGGTTTAGAAAATATAACACACATTAATGAAAGAATTACTAAACAGAAGTCAGAAGAAATTATGGACCAAATGTTAATACAAGCATCTCAGCAAGGTGACAAAACTGCTATGGCTGCTGTTGTAGAAATTTATAATAACCCTAAACAAAAAGGTTCTATATTAGAAAAATACTTTACAGCACAAGGTGAAGAACCAAGTCCACAGGAACAAGCTATGTTACAGCAAGCAATGGCTGGACAACAACAAGGTGGTCCACCAAACTTACAAGCTATGTTAGGAGGCGGTAATGCCCCACCTGTTCGATAGTGATAACGAAAAGTTTGCACAAATAATTGCTAGTAATTTTTCTGACCCAATAGAAGAAGTAATAGAAGAGTATGACCTACCTGAATATGTTAATGCAGAATACACTACACTAGCAGTTACTTATGTTCCTGGTCTAGGAAGAATAGAAATTACATTTCATCCTGATACACATGGGAATACATTTTGAGTAGGAAAAGAAAAGTTGCAGATTATAAAGCTGATGATTATAAAGGACAAGCTAAAGAGTTAGATACTTTAAGAAACTCTGCACCATTAGAACAGATAGAAGAACCTATTGTACCTACACAAGCAAGACAACCTGCACCTAGTAATTTAGGTGGATTTGTACAAGACGTTACTGCTCCTGAACAAGACCCTATGGTTAGTCCGTTAGCAGGTACACAAGATGGATTCAATAGATTTAATGCAGCTCCTGATGCAAATATGATTTTACAAGCTATGTATAAAGTATTGCCTAGCAAGGAGATAGCAGCCTTACTGAAAGACTTGTAATATGGCTGAAATAAGATGGTGGTGGCAATCTCCTGTACAAGATGAAATAGAAGAAACCCAACAAAATTCAAGGATAGACCAAGCTAAAGTAATTCAAGGTATGATTGAGTCTGCACCACAGACTGCTACTAATCTTCAAGGTTTAGTTAGAGAACATTTTTATTTACCCAAAGATGTATTAGTTGGTGCATCCTTAATGAACTTAACAGCACAATCTCCTGAAATAGGAACTATAGTTGAACGATGGCTTGACTCTGAAAAGACTTGGTGGGATAGAGTAAAGTCTGTAGGTAGAGGAACTATAAGAACTGCGTTTACAGCATTTGATTCTGTGCAAGATGAGATAGTTAAAAAACCTGTACTAGCTTATCAAAAATATTTAAACCAAAAAAAATATAGAGACAGTCAAGGAATATTAGGTGCATCACTACAGCTTTTAATTAGTAATGATGCACGTAATGAGCTTGGACAAGTAAGAGATATATTAGGACCTTCTGTAGGTAGAACAGCATTACAGAATTTGTCAGCAGGTAAAAAGGTTAACTTAGGTGAAGGATACTTTCCTAACTCTACATTAGCTGAAGATACAGATGTGTATAAAGAATTAGTAGGTAGAGGTGTAGACCAAGATGAAGCTAAAAAGATAATACAAACCTATTATGGTCAAGACATTACTAACAACGAAAGAGAACGTGACGAAAGTCTTACTATACAAACTAGATTTGGTACAAGTAAGCTAACACCAGCAGCACCATTAACAGCTACTGTATTTGAACCAGGAACAAAAGGTTACGATATTATGTCAGGAATTATTGACGGTGCTTTTACTTTAGTAGCTGACCCATCAATATTAGTTGGTAGTTATCTAAACAAAGCAGGTAAAGCTGTTAGGTCTCTATCACAAGCTGATGTTTTGAAAAGTGCAGGAATTATAGATAATGCTGTACGTAAAACTATACACGTTCCTTCTGCTACAGAATATTTAACTGCTACAAAAGGTGGTAGAAAAATTGTAGAACAAATAGCATTAGCTGATAACTTTGACACTGTTGGTCGTTTGTTAAAAAATCAAGGTGATGCTGCATTACATAAAAATTTAATGAAAGCTAACTCACCACAAGAAGTTACTGATTTATTAATACCAGCAATAGAAACTGCTGTAAAGTTTAAAAGACTAGACCCTAATTCATTAGCACTAAGAGGTTCTGTTTCTAGTGCAGCAGGTAGATTAGTTGGTGGAGAATTTGGAGAAGCAGTAGGATTTATGGGTGCAGTTCGTAAATCACAAGCTGATAGTGCACTAGGTAGAATATTTGCAGAATTTCCTGTACCAAAATTAAATGTTAAAGATTTAAACCAATCCTTTTTTGATTTTAAACAATGGATGAAGTGGGCAAAAGTAGATGATGATGTTGCTGAACCTGCATTGCAGAGACTAGCAGAACTAGCTGAAAATCAAATATTAAATCCTGATGAAGCACAATCATTAAAAAATATGGGAGACGTGTTAGACATTTGGAATGATGTACTTGGTCATATTGGACAAAAGTTTGAAGCTATAGATTTACCTCCACAATTAATGAAAGGTATTAAAAAATGGATGGCAAGCGTAGATGAGACACATAGATACTTTGTTAATGAGTTAGGTGAACTTGAATGGTTCCCTGGTTCTAAGTTTGAACAAATACCTAAGATGATGAAAGAAGAATTTTCTGAAGTATTAACTGATGACGACACAGTTACAGTTATTGAAAAAGTATTAGCAAAATTTAAAGGCGACACAACAGTCGTTACAAAAGAAATAGAAGATATAGTTGCACAGGTTAAAGAGATATCAAACGACCCTACTGCTGTAGAAACTAGAATATTAATAGATGAAGTAATATCTGGATTTTATGAAGGTGCAGAACGTAATGCATTAGATATAGCTGAAGAAATAGGTGTTGCTACAGGTGGTAAAGTTTCTAAAGGATACACTATACCAGATGGTACTTTATCTGACCCTGAGAATGTATTTGACTTATCAGAAAAATATGGACCTTACTTCTTTGAAAAAACTAAAGAAATAGCAGATGGTACAGTTACTGCATTTGTCGATACAGCAGAAGGCTTTAAGTTTTTTAAAGGCAAAGTTACAAATAAAGTTTATAGATATCAAAATACATATTTAAGAGTTAAAGGTGTCACAAGCATACCTATGGATGTATTTACTAATCCACAGAAAGCTACACAGTTAGAAATGGTTTTGTCTAAAACTGGTATGACTAATAAAGAATTGTTTAGCTTAGTGCAGACAGAGAAAAGAGCTTTTAAGTTACTTGATTTTGAAGTGACTAAAGGAGCTAGATACGACAACCAATCACCAAGAATGAGAGAACTTAACTTAGATGATGGTAAAGCTGTAGATGAATTAACTGCACAGAAAGAATATAGCAATCTTAGAGACGAAGCCCTAGGTGGAAGCCAAGAAGAAATAAACGCATTGCCTAAGAAAGAAAGATTACAAGTACAAAATAAAATACAAACTATAGAAGATTCTAAAAAAGTAATGAATACTATTGAAAAAGCTATAGAGAACCTTGACGCACAATTAGCTAGAGTTCAAGCACAGTATGCACCTAATAAAGTAAATAAAGATTGGTACCGTAAAAATTATGGTACTGATGAAATGGAAGATACAGAAATTATTATTGGTTTAAATAAATTAAAAGAGGATGCATTAAATCAAGTTAATAAAGAAATACAAAGAACTACAAGATACAGAAGTAGAGATTTTCGTTCAGGTAAAAAAGGTGAACTAATAGATAAAGAAACTGTACAAGAGTCAGTAGATGATGTAACTAAAGTTTCTTCTGGTCCTTCACTTGGCATAGTTAAACAAAATCTTATAAACGATAGAAAAAGAATTGCACAAAATATTGCTAAATTAGATGGTGAGATATCAGAAGTTGTACCATCTTTTAAGAAAGCTAATGAGATATTAGAAAGCAAAGATGTATATGACCCTGATTATTGGAATAAAGACTGGGGTTCAATAAACCCTAAAGAAGATTTAGCATCTGTTGTAAAAAGAAACATTGAGGAATCTGATGGAACTATTATATTTTATTCAGGTACGACATCTAAAAAGTTAAAATCAATTAAAGGGTATCTAGATAATGCAGACTTAGGAGTACGTGGTACTTTAAAGACAGGTGCATATCAAGGTAACAAACCACACATAGTTATTGATTTATCTAAAACTACTTCAAAGAAACAAATAAAAGAAATGCAAGAGTTTATTTATAGAAATCGTGTAAAGAAATTAAACGTTGTAGGTAGTTCAGATATAGACAATGTACAAAAAGCATTACAAAAAAATATAATGGAAGATTTATTATATTACCAAAGTAAAAATCAAAGAGTAACTTTAGGTAAATTAAAAACTGTATTAGAAGAAAACTTAGAACAGATACGTAAAGTACCTACTGATGAAAGCAGTGATGAAGTAATCAATGCTATTTATGAAGAGTTTACTAAAACAACTTCAGGTAGAAGTCTTAAAACTGTTAATAGACCTAGAGCTACAGCACACTTGTTATCTGAGTATTGGGATGAAGGTTACATACCAATGCCTGATGCTAGATTGTTCCTACGTGTATTTAGACCTATGAGAGATTTACACCTTAGATTAACTGGTAGAAGTAGAAACATAACAGATGAAGCCTACGATAAATTATTATCTAAACCGATTACTGATTTAGCTAAATTAGAAGTAAAAGGTGCAGAAAGAAACATGGCTGAATCTATATCTAGGTTAGTAAGGAAGACAAGAGTAAATGTAAAACTTAATACAGATGGTGATGACATAGCACAAATTACAGATGGTATGGTTTCTTTGATTGGTGATGGATATATGCAGATGCTTTGGAAACCTTCTATCCTATTGCGTCCAGCTTGGGTTACAAGGGTCGTAGGAGAAGAGCAAATTAGAATGTGGGCAGAAGGACTAGACAACGTATTCACACATCCTGTCTCTGCTTTTGCTTGGATATTTGGTAGAAGTCCACAAAGGAATAGACAACTGTTTATGACTCAAAGAGAAAAGAGTAGAGATTGGTTAACTGAAAATTATGGTAGAGGTGGAACAGACATATTTGATGAGACTATGGAAAAAAGTTTCTTTCATCAAGAAGCTATGTCACAAACGAATAATGGTGTGATGTTAGGTATGGACCCTAGAAGAAGTAGAGGTTTCATAACAAAGAATAAAGAAGCATCAGGTTTTTACAGTAGTTGGACCTCAGAGTTGTTACAGCTAGCTGATGACCCTATAGCTCCTTTATTAGCAAAGATAAATATAGACCCAGTTAAAAATCCTATTAAGTATAAAGAGTCAGTAGATGCAGTTAAACAATCTTTCTGGAATGGAGACTTATCAAAATGGCGTAAAGCTTATGTTGGTAACTCTACTGATGAAGGTAGATATCTAAAAGATTTAATTAATAAAAACAAAGCTTATTCAGATTCGTACATCGATTCTATAGTTGCACGTATACATCTTAAAAC